TAGGCTCTTCCTTCTTAGGCTCTTCCTTCTTAGGCTCTTCCTTCTTAGGCTCTTCCTTCTTAGGCTCTTTCTTATCCTTCTTAGAAGGCTTTGGGGTATCCTGGGGACCGTCAACTTGCTCAGGAGAAATAGCTTCTCTAGAACCTTCGGTATTGAATTCGTCCTTAGCCATTAGAGGTTCACCCTCAGGCAAAGTGACTTCTTCACGAACTACATCGAAATACTCAACCGCTTTTTCAGCTAATTTAAGAGTGGGTTTCTCCATATCTTTACGTTCTACTTCGAAGTATTTTTCTTCTTTTTCAGCAAGTTTTGTTTTAGCCTTAGCCTGTTCCCAGTCCATGGCTTTCTGATTGTGATGCTCTTTTAGGGCATCAAATTCATCAGCGGTCATCTCTGGGTAACTTCTATCAAGAGGGTCAACAACGATTTGCTCACCCTGATAGTTGGGATCATAGTCGGATGTGACTTCCATTGGGGCTTCTTCGGCTGGTTTAGCAGCACAATCAGCACAAATAGTCCCATGTCCTTCTGGTTCTGATCCAGGGGGAACACTAGTTAAAGCCCCACATCTTTCACATTTATTGAAGAAGTCCATCATAGACATCTTTTCAACAGAGGAGGTGAAGGCATGTGGCTGGGATTCAAATTCAGTGGAATCAATGGTTCCATCATAGAAATTGTCTAGGTCACGAGTAAGACCTTCATCAGCAATTTCTACTTCATCTACTACTTCTTCTGGAGCATATTGACCCATAATTCTGGCTTTAACTTGTTTGGCAAGTTCTTCTGCTTCGTGATAAGGGACCTTGTTCTTTTCCATAGCCTCATAGATAGCAATTTCAAGAGCTTGTTCGTAGGCTTCATCATCTACATTCTCTACTCTATCTAGAGCATCGCCTTCAGCTAAATAGTTATCAGCAATAGCCATTTCCGCATCAGCAGCGATACGGTCTACCATTCCTTCATCCATAACAGAAGGAGCTTCAGTGATAGTCTGCTCATCTTCAGGCTCTTCTCCAAAACGAACCATAGAGGAATTAATGGTGTCATCAAGAGTAGAGTACTTCTTTAGAGGCATATTGCATTTGTCGCAGTAGTATTCGCTCTTATTACCGTCAAGGCTTTCATGACACTTACGGCAGGCGTGGGCTTCGTCTACACGCTTTTTTCTAGGTAGTGCATCAGGGGTATTTTCTATCCCACTAGCACCTTCATTATCAACTAAAGAAGCAGCTTTATTAACAATATCATTGGTCAATTGATCCATTACGGCTTGTTCATCCTTGGATAGAACCTCACCCTTAATGGCATCAATTTCAGAAGCAGCAAAACGGATAAATGGCTTACGACCACTCTTAGATGCAACTTTCATTTCTCCAGCACCAGATTCCAATACTGGATAAGTATTAGAATTAGATAGAAGATCCGTGAACCCCCCCATATGATCGTGTTCAATATGAGCAACATCTAGCTTGAGTTGGTTCTCTTCTAGAATGTCAAACATGGCACTCAAGGAAGGACGGAAATAAGCACCAAATACGAGATGACGAATTAGTTGTTCCAGTTTTTCGGAGTCTTTTACGAATCTGAAACCAGCGTAGTCGCGGGGATTAGCCCAAGCTGGTAAAAATACGCACAAGCAACCGAGTTTTCCTTCTTCATCTTTGAAGAGCTTATCCTTGAATACAGCAAATTCTTTATCACCTAGCATATCAAATTCGGTTTCAGCCAAACGATGAGATTCGAGAGCAGAAGCCTCTTCTCCACTGAATAGATTGACTACAGCGCCTTTGAATAAAGGAAGAGGAATCTTATCTGCATCGTCCATTATGGAGGGAGGAATAACCATTAGGGTACCAATAAAGATATCCTGTCTTAGACCGGGACGAAGAATATGCATCGTCTGAATTTCTTTGGACGATTTTGCTGTTTTTTCTGCTTCAATGACGGAATTGGTTACATTACTCAGAACGGCAGCAAGCCCCATTGTAACGAAAGACTTTTGCACATTAGACATTATTATATCCCCTTATTAACGAAGGTGCTTTCCACACGATCTGTGGCTTTCCTTAACTCTACTTCTTTACTAGCCATAATATCGCGGAAGTTTCTCAAAACTTCGTTGATTTGAGTTTCTAGTAACCCCGACTCCTTCATTGACTTTTTGAAGTTAGCGGTAATTTCCTGGAATACAAATTGGAACTTGGGACCATCAAAATTGAGGATATCCTTCTTCGATAGGATTTCATTGTCAGCTAGAGTCTTGGCAAGCTCTCTCAGGGCCTTTACACGCTCTTTTAAGGTGCCTATCTTCCATTGATCGGTCTGAGATAGGTTTCCCATATCCGAGATGACAGAGGACAACTCAGCCGCCACAATACGATTGATATCACTTACGGGCTTATAGGGGTCATTGATCATATCTAGAACTTCTAGCATACGATCAGCTTTAGGTGCCGGTGGAACTGTGGCCCCTTTGTCCCCATCTAAATCCGTTAGGATAATAACCGAATCTTCTCTCATTATTCAATATCAATCTTTGAAGTAGTAGTTAGTTCAACATCAGTATCAGTCCTATCCTCATTAATGGATAATGGGACATCCTCTTGAGTGTCTAAAATATCATATTCGAATAACATCTCTCTTCCATCAACTTCATTACCGTGAGAGATTTTATTGGTAGAGGCATTCTTCATACCAGGGAAGGAGAGCAAAGTCCCACCAGTCATACCACAATGCATACCATTTCTGAAAGCGCAAGAGGCACATTTTCTCTCACCAACAATAGCATTGGAAGAGGCTAATTTACCTTTTAGGAATGAGCAATCTAGAGCAGCAAGAACAATCTTTGCCTTGCTTTCTTTTAGCCCAGCAATGTATCTTTTAACAGCAGATGCAGCAGATACCTTACCATAAGTAGCGGAAGCTACCTTAAATACCTTAGCGATTGGCACTCCAGAAGAAACAGCGGCTCCAATTTCAGCTACTGAGGCTTCTTTTCTGGTGATGTTACCTTTATCTCCGGCTGTTCTAGCGACTCCATTATTGGCAGTTGCAGTAATAGCTGGAGTATTAACTCTAGTATTCGCATTTAACTTAGAAACGCCCTCTTTTAAAGAAGCGCATTTTATGTTTTTCTTAGTTAGTTCTGCTCTTAGAACATTTTCTACATCTTTAGCAGATGCAACAATTGGCTTACGATAGAGAGTGCAAGAGCCACATTGATTATGAGCGCAACCATTACAAGCGGAAATCTTTTTAACGGATAAGGCACGGAAGGAGCCTTCCTTTTTAATTTTTTCATAAGAAGCTTTACAGGATTTCATGAAAAAATTTGGCTCTACATAAAGAAGGCCAGCACCTTCAGCATATGCTTTGGCAAAATCTGCACCAAAACCATGGGAAGTATCTAGCACGTTTAGAGCAATTTTATTTAGATAGCCAGCAATTTTGTCCTGAGTATAACCAAGATTCAATAAGAGCTTAACCCTCATCTGAATTTCGCTGTCACTTAGGCTCTTCTTTTCTACAGTTGTTCCTTCGGCTTTGGCCAAAGTCTGAGTTACTTCACTTAATACACCTTCATTATCAGCTTCATGCTTACTATTTAGCTGGCGAGGGGTATAAGATGAGGTACGACCACTAGGGCATGGAGTATGTCTAGAGTGTCCAGCAATATCATCTAGGAAAGCCATATCAGCTTCATCGGCGCTAAGGTCTCTGAACTGATCCCCAATTGCTTTAGGGGTCTTCAATCCTAGCGAAGAATAGTCTGGCTCAACTTCATCAAGAAATTGATCCAATAGGCTGGCGTACTTGGGTTGTTTGTTTGTCATTTGGCTCTCTCTTATAGTTCTAGTTCAGCCAGGATGTCTTTTAGATATCCTGAGGGGTTTACTTTATTCGCAGGCTTTAGAGATTCGTTGTTGTCTACTTCAGTAGCAGATAAACGGATTACTTTATTTCCATTAACTTTCCATAAATCCTGTGAACTTGGGCATTCGAATACATTACCTGCAACACGAATAAGACCTCTGGAAGCAGCTATTTTTAATCCCGAAACGGTAACAGAGTCAGCAGTAGAAGGGCTCGACACTTTTAAGTAATGCACTTTTTGACCAACGGAATACATCTATAACTCCACTCTAGTATAGAACCGGAAAGTCCTAAAATGAAGGCATTTATCAATAGTTAGCTTTGGTCACGAGCAAATGATCAAAATATTTATCAGTAACGTCAACTTTAAACTCTCCAAGAATGGGGGGATCGCGCCTGTATATGGGGCTGATCTTAGCTCTTTCTCTGGCTGATAACCCTTTACCTTGAGCCGATGCCTTGTCTATTAGACCAAAAACAAAAGCGCCCAGAGCAAGAACTTGAATGTCTTTATGATCCATTAATTCTTTGGATAGTATTGACATTGCTCTTCTCACATCGGGACGTTTGAGTTTGAAATGTAGAGCTACAGTTTTAAACGATCTAGTCTTGGAATAGTAATCAATAATATCGGCTAATCTGATATCATCATTATAATGGGTTCTCCCAAATTTCTCTAAAATCTCATTGATCTTATCGGCTGTGGGGATTCCAAGCAACATATAAGTGCCTAATTTCTTAATGGCTAACCTCAGTTTGAAGCTGCATATTGTCTGAGTGGAATTATGGACTCTAGCAAGAGACCATTGTGTCTTGGATAGGATATAATAACCTAAGAGCAATTCTTGATCTTCAGGAGATAAGAACTTCAATATATTTAGGAAATCTCTGAAGTTATCAAAAATATAAGTTGAAATATCCTGAGCTACAATATCTGCTTGTGTTTCTAACGATAGGGTGTGATCCCCCTGATAATCATCAGGATCAAGTAACATGGCCCTATCTGCTACAATGGAATCGAAATATTGCGAGATTTCAGGGCTCATTTTTACTCCTTTTTAATTGATTTGCTCGTCTAGTAACCCAGGCTTTTTTAATATCTTCGGAGCGTTTTTTGGCAAAAGTGGGATCATGGAGTCTTATAAAAGAGGCTCTTGCTATATTGGCTGCGCCTTCTTTGCTTTTAGGCTTGCTATTTGCTTTACCTATGCGTTTGTTTTTAAGGGCTTTAGCCTCTGGGGTCATCTCTGATATACTTCTTCTTATTTTAGCTTTAGTCTCTTCAGTATGCAGATGCCATTTAAAATCTTCGGCTCTCCTTGGATCGTCATCCTTCCACTTCTTTCCTCGCATAAATCCACCCTTTGCCTCGGGCGCTACGTTATAACCATTAACATAAGAATCAAAACCTTTAATAGCTCTGTTCTCAAAAAATTCTACTTGATCTTTGCTACATGTTAACAAAACTCTAAATTCGAACGCTGTTTCACCATGTTTATTATAAGATCGTTGAAGCTTAGTTGAATGATGAGTTCCTTTGCGTAAATCTCTTAAATGAACCCCCATTCTTTTAGAAAGGAGAATTGAAGATCCAATATACCATTTTCCTGTAATTGTATTCAATATTCCATACACTCCAATTTCATACAATTGCTTTTTGTATTTTCGTATTCCAGCCAAAATTGTTCTCCTAAGTTTCGGCATTTAAGCCATTTAGTTAGCCCTCATTATACCTATACTTATTATAAAGAAAAAGTGACAAAGACTTTTAACATCTTTGTCACTTTAGAGGTCATTTTTATTAATTTATACAACGGGAGTGGGAGTTCCACCTTCTAGGCATTTATTCAATTCAGCGACTTCT